CTCCCTGGTCAGCCCCAGTTCCTTCCAGAACTCCCGCTCGATCAGGAAGTCCTGGAGCACTTCCGGCCCCGCCGTCCCCATCCGGATCGCCCCCGACAGCCGGGTCAGGAAACGTGGCCTGCTCCCCGGAGTCGGGCGGCCCGTTCAGCTCGTCGCACCGCTTGTAGATCTTCATCCGCATTCCCACGGGCATCCGCTCGATGTTCGCCCGCTTCGCCCTCTCCGGGGCCAGCGCCCACTTCGCGCCGTCTTCCTCGTCGAGGTTCCAGTCCGTGATCGCCGCGATCAGCATCCGGATCTGGGCCTCGCGCTGGTCGATGTCGGAGAACTGCACCTTGCCGCTGCCGTTCGCGCTGACGTGCTGGCGGGAGCCGAGCGCCATCTCAACCGGGGCGTACTCGGCGGAGGAAAGGCACGGCTTGACATCCACCCAGTAGCCGCGCCCGGCATCGAGGACGATCCTCTCGGGGACTTCGTAGGCGGACAGGAAACCCGGCATTGCGCTCCGTTCGGGAGAAAGGAAAAGCCCCGGCGCGGCGGCGGCGGGGCGGAAAGGGAAGACGGGGCGGGCTAGTAGACGATCGACGCGCCGTTAATGACCGCGGCCTGCAGCGTGTAGCCGAGGCTGATGCTCTTGCTCGCCTCGAACGCGATCGTCGACATCACGACATCTTCGAGCTTGACGTCCGCTCCCACCTTGACCAGGGCGACCTGCGGGAACGTGAACCCGACCGAGTACGCGGACCCGCCGGGGTGGGCGAACGACACCGCCAGCGCGCCGAGCGTCTCGTTCTGCATCGTGTTGAAGTCGCCGTAGGTGGAGTCGTTCAGCGAGGACCACACGACGTCGAACGTGCCGGACGCCTTGACGGTTACCGGGGTGAGGAAGCTCGGCCCGTGGTTCCCGCTGTAGGTGTAGGTTTCCTTGAGCCCGTTGTCGATGTCGAAGCTGATGTTGGTGACGTCGGCGCGGGCGTGGGAGTCGAGCGTCACCGACGCCTCGGAGAAGACGAACGGCATCTCGTTCACGACCGACACCGCGGTGGGGCTGGTGGTGACCGCCACCGACTGGCCCATCAGGTCCGCGGACACGGTGACGGGCTCGTTGCCGACCGGGGCCTTGACGCTGAGCTTGCCGACCCTGCACCCGGCGAAGGTGAGCGACTGGTAGCCGCCGATGTTCTTCTCGACGGTCAGGGACGGCAGGCTGTTCGATTGTGACAATGTGTGTGTGTATGGTCCACTGCCTGTTACCGCGTCGACGCCGATCGCCGCCACGATCAGCTGGATCGCGTTCGTCGGGAACAGCGGCCCCTCGATCGCCCCGCTGTACTTCGCCTCCCCGTACAGGTTGAACACCTGCCGGTCGCGGGTGCCCATCATCAGGCCCGGGGAGAACCAGCCGGGGTCGGCCTCCATGGTGTTGGAGGTCATCGGAAGGAACGTATTGACCGAGACCGACTCGCCGAAGACGGACTCGAGCCCTAGCCCGGTGGCGGACTCGCTGCCCGGGCGTTCGGTGATCGCGGGGAATCCCATCGGGGCCCCTCCTTTGCTCTGGTGCTTGCGAGGGCAGGGCGGGCCAGGCGGGATACTGGCGGGGTGAGCGAGACAGGCGAGGCCGTGGCAATTGCCACCGGCACATTCACGTGCGCGTCATGCGGGGGCACCTTCGAGAAGGGCTGCACCGACGAGGAAGCGAAGGCCGAGCAGCGGGCGCTGCTCATCCCCGACGGCAGCGACGACGCCGTGACGTGCGACGACTGCTTCCGGGGGATCATGGGGCGCGTGCAGGTCGAGGCACCGGAACTGCTCGTGCCCGGGGCTCCGCTCGTGGAAGGCGCCTGCTACCGGACGCAAAGCGGGCTGCCGGTGCACTACTCGGGGTGCTGGTGCCCGAGGTGAGCGCCGGCGAGATGACGGCTTGGCTCCGCGCGCAGGCCGAGGCGGACAAGGCGGCGGCGAAGGCGGCCACCCCCGGCGAATGGGCCGCGCTCGACGGCGGGGTCATGTCGATTGAGGACGAGGGCCAGTGGCCGGTCAGCGTCGCCCAGTCACGGCGGGACCGGGAGGACCGCGTCCACATCGCCATCCATGACCCGCGTGACGTGATCGCGGACTGCGATGCGAAACTGCGGCTGCTCGGCTTGCACGAGCCGGTCGAGGGCGTCGGCGGCGGCACCGAGTGCGAGGCGTGCGGGCCGAACAACGGATCGCCGCCCGGCCTTATCGCGGTGATCCGCGACGACGACGGGTTCCGGCCGTGCGCGACCGTGCTCGTGCTCGCTTCCGGCTACCGTCACCGTGACGGCTGGCAGGAAGGATGGGCCGATGCCCCGGAAGAGGCGTCAGCGCGGGACGGTCACCCGGACTACAGGAAGGCGTGGAAGCGGTGAGCCTTCCCGTCCGGATCGCCGTCCGCGTCGCTTTCGACGACGGCGGCCAGCACGAGTACGAAGTGCTCTCCGCGCAGGCGGAGCGGCCGGGCTTGTTCCCTGGTGCCGTATGGCTGCCACTGGACGGCGCGGCGGCACTGGAGGCGTTCACCGAGGCGCGGCTGGCCGGGGCCGAGACGGCCGCAAGGCTGGCAGGCGAGGGCCGCGTCGCGTGGGTCACCGTCCGCGACGAGGCCGGGCAGATGCTCTACGCCACCGTCGCGGCCGAGCTGGGCGACGATGACGGGTGGATCGCGGACGGCAAAGAGATCGCCGGCGCCTCGGCGGCCGTCTTCTACGACCCCGGCCAGGCGCTCCGCCAGGTCGCGGCAGGCCGTCAGGTCCTGGGCCGGTGGCGGACCGCCTGCAGGCAGGCCGCCGTCGCCAGGATCAACGGCGGCGGCCCGGAGGCGGAAGCGTGGGAGAAGATCGCGGGGGCGCTCGAGCTGGACGTGCGCAGCCTCGCCGCCGTATGGGAGGACCACCCGGATTACAGGGAGGCGTGGAAGCCGTGAGCGAGATCGAGGTCCGGCCGCTGCCGCCGAAGGTCACCCGCGTCCGGCTGGTGATCCAGTTCTCGGACGGCCAGCTGATCTCCCATGAAGCCGTGGACCCGCAATTGGTGGAGTTCGACTACGGCGGGCTGCCGGTGATGGACGCGGGCACTGCGCGGGGCTTGCTGGGCTGTTACGAACCGTTCCGCCCGTCAGCGATGACCGTGCGGATCGAGGGCGGCATGCCGTACCTGATGCAGATATACGCCGACTCAGGCGAGATCCCGCCCGCGCTCGCGCGTCAGGCACTCGGGCGGCTCGACGATGCGTTCTCGCGGGAGGTCGTCAGGACGGCCGAGGACGACCCGCTGCGGAAGCTCCGGATGTACCTGCGCAGGATCGCCGGGACGTCGTGGTGAGCCCGCGCCGCAAGCCTCCGGATCCGTGGCGGGAGACGCTGGAGATCGACAGTCCTCTCGCGACCTGCGGCGGCTGCCGGTTCACCACGGCACTGGGCGGAACGTGGTCGGTCGAGGACGGCCGGCTGGTGTTCCGCGCTGCGCTCAACCCGCTGGCGCGGCGGGGGCCGGGCATGGGCTCCTGCTGCGAGGGCCGCCACGAAGGCGTCGAGTCCGGGGTGCTCGAGTTCAGGCGCGTGACGGTGGACGGTAACGCGCTGAGCGACGAGGAGTTCGCCGTGCTGAAGGCCAGCGCCGAGTCGCCGCAGGCATGGGATGAGGAGACGGCCCGGTGAGCGAGACGGACGAGATCGCGGCTGAGCGGGAGTTCCTCGTCCGCCTGCTGCGCGTGGCAACGGGCAGGGACGACCTTGACCCGTCAGAGTTCGAGTTCGCCGTGGTGACGGCAGGCCGCGGGCAGGGCGGCGCGGTCACCTACTGGCCGTGGGAGAAAGGCGAGATCCTCGCCGTCCCGCTGGAAGACCTCGGGTCCCGGGACCTGCGCGAGGGGCGGTCGTTCGCCAAGTATGACGTCCGCGAAGAACGGTTCGGCCGCGACTGGGATGCGGCCGAACGGCGCAGTGCCGAGGTCAAGGCAGGTCCCGACGTCGACATGTTCGCGCGGCCGGAAGCGCCGTGAGCCGCCCGGCCATCGAGGGCGAGTGGTGGCTGCTCGAGGAACCGCCCGGGCGCGTGACGCGGGTCCGGAGCGACGACCTGCGCGACGTCATCATCCGAGACCGCGCCGACCCGTCCCTGTGGGCATGGACGCGGCGCGACGGCAGGGCGGTCATCCCGCCGGACGGCGTGACGCAGGCTGACGGGCTCGGCTGGGTGCCCTGGCTCGAGCTGAACCTCATGGCCGTGATGTACGACGGCACCGCGAGCGACGAAAGGGCGACGCCTTGAGCGGCGGCTCGTACAACTACCTCTACTGCCACGTCAACGGCCTAGACCAGCAGCGGGAAGACATCGAGCGGATGGCCCGGCGCCTGGAGGAGGGCGGCTACTACGCCCCGGCGAGAGCGACCCGCAACGTCCTGGTCCTGCTCAACGGCGCCGAGCGGGCAGCACAGGCACTTGAGGACGTCTGGGCGGCGGTCGAGTGGGTCGATTCCGGGGACAGCGGCGAGGATCAGATCGTGAAGGCGGCGGAGGCCTTCAGTCCGTGGCCGCCTCCGGCCTGGCCTTCGCCTTGACGGCCTTGCCCGCCTTCTCGACGTCCGGCCTGCGGGTGAACCGCTCCTCGTCGCCGGCCGGGACCTCGAACTCGCCGCC